ACCAATACATCGCATCCCTAACGATGCGACTGCCACCCGATGCGGTTGGGGAACTGCAAGCCATCCTGACCGCTCACGGACGACCGCCCACAAATTGGTGGTGTGCGGACTGCGTAAAATCGGCCCTCCAATACATTTACCTGCAAGCGGACCTGTTCCTCGAAGTCAACCAAAACACCATAAACCACTCCCTGAATGCCCCTGCCAATCCCGAACAATAACGAGTCAAGAGAAGGCTTCATCGGTCGCTGTATGTCCAACAACAGCGTCAACACGGAGTTCCCCGATACGGCTCAACGGCTTGCGGTTTGTGGCTCAACGTGGGAGAATCACAAAAGGCAGCAATTCGAGTCATATTCGGACTACGGCCAAGAGATTCGGTCGAATGCAAAGAGGGGGATAGAACTCAACGAAAGGAACGGGAACAAGTGTGCCACGCAGACGGGCAAGGTCCGTGCGCAGCAGTTAGCAAATGGCGAACCCATCTCGGTGGAAACCATCAAGCGGATGCACTCCTACCTATCCCGGGCTGAAACCTACTACGACAATGCAGACGACACATCGGACTGCGGTTACATCTCCTACCTCCTGTGGGGTGGCAAGTCGGCTTTATCATGGAGCAGGAATAAACTCCGAGAACTTGGCGAACTCGAAGGCGAAGGATGACGAAGCCCAAGTACAGGCTCGGATGGATTCGCTGATGATGGTCATCACGACCCTGTGCGACTGCATCGGAGCGGTGGACGATTCCAATGCCCCGAACCAGTACGAAGTGAAAATGAAAATCGTAAACAAGATAAGCGACCTAATCGACAAAATCGAATACTAATGGCAGGCCGACCCCCGATTTGGAATACCCCCGAAGAACTGTGGGCTGCGTTTGAGCAATACCGAGCCGAGAACAAGGCCAACCCTTACCGGGTGCAGGACTATGTCGGCAAGGACGGGGTCATGGTTTACAGGGACAAGGAGCGTCCGATTACCTTTCGAGGCTTTGAAGGATGGCTTGCAGAAAATGGGGTTTGCTATGACCTTTCGGATTACAGGAAGGGGACTACGGACCTGCACAAGACATTCTCCCCAATCATTACACGCATAAGGCTTACCTGCGACAAGGATATGCTGGAGGGTTCAAGTGCTGGCGTTTACTCGGCCAACATCGCCTCACGTCTGCTTGGCTTGGTTGACAAGCAAGAGAACACGGTCCACATCGAGCAGCCCCTATTCCCCGACAATGACTGACAAACTAACCCTGCATCATGGCGACTGCTTGGAGGTGCTTCGTTCACTACCTGACTGCTCCGTTGATTCGGTTGTAACCGACCCGCCTTACGGGTTGTCCTTCATGGGGAAGCAGTGGGATTACGATGTGCCAAGCGTTGAGATTTGGGCCGAGTGCCTTCGGGTCTTGAAGCCGGGCGGTCATCTGCTTGCGTTTGCAGGAACGAGGACACAGCACCGAATGGCGGTGCGGATTGAGGACGCAGGCTTTGAGATTCGGGACATGATTGCTTGGGTGTACGGGTCGGGGTTTCCGAAGTCGTTGGACGTTAGCAAGGCGATTGATAAGATGGATGCAGCGCAAGAGCAACAGGCGAGGCGATACCGATTCACGGAGTGGGTTAGGTCAACGGGTATAACGTCAAAGCAGATTGACGATGCAACCCAAACGAATATGGGAGGCCACTACACTACGGCAGCAAGTCAACCAGCAATAATGACCCGTGAGCACTTGGAGGCTTGCCGTCATTTGCTTGGAGATATTCCTGAATGGGTGGAGCGTGAGGCAGACATTCGTAGCGTTGAGAGCAAGAACTTTGCCGAGCGTGAGGTGGTGGGGCAACATCAAACCGACATGGGGGGACTTGGTGGCGAAAGGTTAGGACAAAAAGGAGGCGACATCACCGCTCCCGCCACCCCCGAAGCAAAGCAATGGGAAGGCTGGGGGACTGCACTCAAACCCGCACTCGAACCGATTACAGTGGCTCGCAAGCCCTTGATTGGCACGGTAGCCGAGAACGTCCTGCAACACGGGACGGGTGCGATTAACGTGGATGCGGGAAGGGTTGGAGAACGCTGGCCCGCCAACTTCATCCACGATGGGAGCGAGGAGGTTCTGCAGCTTTTCCCAGTAACGAAAAGCGGGTCTATCCTTCCGCATCATCAGCAAACATCGGACTCCACTAAGCATTCCTACGAAGGCGGCTACGCTGTCAAGTCTATGATTTCGCATGGCGATCAAGGTTCTGCAGCCCGGTTTTTCTACTGCGCCAAAGCAAGCAAAGCGGATAGGGGCGAAAACCACCACCCAACCGTCAAGCCCACCGACCTCATGCGTTACCTCTGCCGACTTGTAACCCCACCAAGCGGTATCGTCCTTGACCCGTTTATGGGCTCAGGCTCAACAGGCAAGGCAGCGATGATGGAAGGCTTTGCGTTTGTCGGGATAGAACGGGAAGCCGAGTACATCGACATCGCCAAGGCTCGCATTCAATCCGCAGTCGGCTTGCTTTAATGTTTACCCTTACGACCGCTATCAGGCGAATCCGCAGGATGAAGGCCCGTAAGAAGGTCATCCAAGGCGGAACAAGTGCGGGGAAAACCCTCGCCATCCTTGCGGTCCTGATTGACATCGCAGCCAAGAACAAGACCGAGATTTCGGTGGTTTCCGAATCCATCCCCCACCTACGGAGGGGTGCAATCAAAGACTTTGCGAAGGTCATGCAATGGACAGGCCGATGGGTCGCAGACCGATGGAACAAGACCCTGCTGACCTATCACTTCGCCAACGGTTCAATCATCGAGTTCTTTTCGGCTGATTCCGAGGCAAGGCTCCGAGGGGCAAGGAGGCAGGTCGTTTACATCAACGAGGCGAACAACATCGACTTTGAGTCCTACTACCAGTTGGCAATCCGTACCAGCGAGGCCATCTACATCGACTTCAACCCGACCCACGAATTTTGGGCGCATACCGAGGTCCTGCCCGAACAGGATGCAGAACTGGTCATCCTTACCTACAACGACAACGAGGCCTTGCCTGATACCATCAAGAGGGACATCGAACTGAACCGCACCAAAGCCGAAACCTCTGCCTATTGGGCGAACTGGTGGAAGGTGTACGGCCTTGGTCAGGTCGGGACGCTTCAGGGGGCCATCTACGAGGACTTCGAGGTCGTGGAGGGTATAGATGTCAGCCGTGCGAAATTCGTCGCCTTAGGGCTTGACTGGGGCTTTAGCAACGACCCTACGGCCTTGGTCGCTATCTACCGGCAAGGGGACTGCCTGCTCATCCAAGAACTGCTCTACGCTACGGGCCTTACGAACCAAGACATCGCAGATAAGTTGCGGTCGCTCGGCATCACAAGGGCTTGGGAGATCGTGGCGGACTCTGCCGAACCCAAGAGCATCGAAGAAATCTACCGACTTGGCTTCAACATCAAGCCAGCAGAGAAAGGCCCCGACTCGGTCAGGAACGGGATAGACATCCTGAAACGCTTTAAATTGCAGGTTACCAAGGATAGCACCAACCTCATCAAGGAACTGCGGTCCTACACTTGGGCGACGGATAAGGAAGGGAAGAACACGGGTGTCCCGATTGACTCATTCAATCACGCCTGCGATGCGATGCGGTATGTGGCACTCAACAAGTTAAGGGTCAGCAACTCGGGGAAGTATGTTGTGGTGTAACTTTGCCCCATGAACCCCGAACGCATCCTTGACCTGATCATCGAAATCGGCAAGACGATTGCAGCCGTTTTCTTCATCATCACCCTTCTAACCCTCCTTTGGACCTTATGAAAGTCGTTCACTACTACCACATCTACTGCGGAGGGAATTGGCAGTTAATCCTGAACCAGCACATGATGGCGGTGTGCAACTACGGCCTCATCAATGTCTTGGACGAAATCCGTGTAGGCATCGTCGGTCCACCCGAACAACGCAAGGCGGTCAAGGAGGTACTGGAAGGCTCGATGGTTGCTGATAAGGTCAAGGTCGTGGTAACCCGGACCAATGCTTGGGAGCAGGCGACGCTTACCGAGATGTACCGGGCAAGCCAAGAGGAAGAAGCCGTCTACCTGTACGCCCACACGAAGGGGGCAAGCGACCCGTCGCTTATCAACCAACTTTGGAATCGCAGCATGACCTTCTTCAACGTCGTGGCTTGGGAACGCTGCCTGCAACTGCTGGAAGGCGTGGATGCGGTGGGATGTCATTGGATTACCAAGGAGCAGTTCCCTCACATGGCTGACCACAACAACCCCGAAGGCTACCCCTACTTTGGGGGTACTTATTGGTGGGCCAAGTCGTCCCACATCAAGGAACTGGGTGAGCCTGTACGGGACCACCGCTGGCAGGCCGAACATTGGATTGGCAAGAAACCCGACACCAAGGTCCACGACTCCAACCCCGGATGGCCGGGTCCCGAAAAGTTTGTAATCACATTTTAACTATGTACCAACACATCCCAACCGACCGACCTATCAAGGGAATCGAGATAGGCGTATGGGAAGCCCACAATTCCGAGAGGCTTCTTGACAAGTTCCCGAACCTACACCTAACGGCTATTGACCCGTTTGAGGGTTATCAAGATTGGTGGGGTTTCATTGATGGAAACACAATGAAAGGCCATGAATACATTGCATTTGAGCGATTGAAGCCATACGTTGACCGGGTTGACATCATTAAGGACTACTCGGACAAAGCCTTGGAGTTCCTTGCTGATGAATCCTTCGACTTCATTTACATCGACGGGGACCATTCCTACAAATGGGCCTTGCACGACATCACAAATTATTGGGCGAAGGTTAAGCCGGGTGGTTTGCTATGCGGACATGACCGTTCCCTTTCGGGGGTAGCCCAAGCCCTTGCAGAGTTCGGTAAACCTTTCACCCCAAGCGAAGAACCGCAAAGCGATTCTTGGTTTATTGTCAAGCCCTATTGAGCCATGGGCATCCTCGTCATCATCAACAACCGCAACCTGCTGACGTGGCCCAAAGCGATGATCAGGGACTTGACCAAGTGGGAAGGGATTGGGGACATTTACATCGTGGACAACGGTTCAACCTACGAACCATTGCTTGAGTGGTACGCCACGAACCCCTGCAAGGTCGTAATGCTTGGCGAGAACTTGGGCCATCAAGCCCCATGGACTTCGGGCTTGGTGCAACAACTGGGAGAGCCGTTCTATGCGGTTACAGACCCGGACCTTGACCTTTACAAGACCAGCAAGAGGACGATTCCAATGTGCTTGGAATGGTTGCAACAATTCCCCCAAGCAGGCAAGGTCGGCCTATCTCTCCGATGGGATGACGTGCCTCCAAGGTCGTCGTACTACACTCACGTGAACAACTACGAAGCGACTCGTCAGC